CGTTGTGTATATCAAGTATTTTCTGTCGTGCTTCTCTAATTATAGTCTCTACTATTTTTAAATCATAACCTTTAAAAATTTTCTTAGCATCTTTTAAAGGTAAGCCACTTGTTTCCGTAACCAAGCGACCTTTACTGTCAAACAAAATATGGAAGGATAGTATGTTCGCTTCCTGTGCTTTCATTTTATATCTCCGCAAATGAAACTTTGTCTTGCTTTCCTCTTAGACCTGCTTTCATATAGGCAGTTGCTCGCCCCTCAAAAAAGTTTTGGTGCTCAACTCCAAGTACTTCATCTAACCACGGAAGAGGGTTATCTTTCTGATCAAAGTTTGTTTTTAATCCAAGTTGTAATAACCTTCTATCAGCTATGTATCTGTTGTACGCATACATATCTTTCTTTGTAAGACCTTGCATATCTCCTAGTTCAAATACAAGATCAAGAAACTTATCTTCTAACTCCACCATCTCTCTACAAATATTGTAAAGTTCTTTTTTAAAATCATCAGTCCATATATCAAGATTCTCTTGTATGAACTCTCTAAATAATTTAGTCATAGCTTCTACATGAAGTGACTCGTCACGTATAGAATACGTTACAATCTGCCCCATACCTTTCATCCTGCCAAACCTTGGAAAGTTTAACAAGATTGCAAAGCTACTAAATAATTGTAACCCTTCAGTAAAACCGGAGTAGACTGCTAATGTTTTTGCAATAGCTTTCTTATCTCTACGGGTAGGTTTAAAGTCTTTAATGTAATCATGTTTGTTTGCCATTTCTTCATACGCAGCAAAAGCTTTGTATTCTATTTCCGGCATACCTACTGTATCTAGTAATAAACTATAAGCATGTTGATGTATTGATTCCATGTTCGCAAATGAACACATCATCATTCTTGCTTCAGGTTTCTTGAATATTCTCATATACTTATCGATATATCCTGAACCAACATCTACATCTGATTGCGTAAACAATCTAAAGATTTGTGTTAGTAAATTCTTTTCTTCGTCTGTTAGTTCTTGCCAGTCCTTTACATCTGTATGTAAGGGCACAGACTCTGGCAACCAATGCATCTGATTCTGTTCAACATACTTGTCAAACATCCACGGATGATCAAATGGTTTATAATATTCTCTGTTACTTAGTAGACTCATTCCTTTTCTCCACTTGTTTGGCATACTCTTGTAGTAGCCAGTTATTATATTGCTTTATATATTCTTCTTTACTTAATGTTTCTGAACCAAAAGATGAATATTCATCACAGTAGTCTAACCACATTCTAGTGCAGAAACTATAAAACGTATCAGCCATTAGAACTCCTTGAGAAGCAACTCTAATTTCTCTTGTGCATTTGCCATCTTATCTAATAGTAAATCCATAGACTCAATGAGGTGTGGATGTTCTGCAACTCCTACACCTAATGAAAAGTATGTATCAAGTTCTGATTTAGCAATAGCTATCTCAGCTTCATACTTTTTTTGGAGGGCATCGAATCTTCCCTCATACATGTTATCAAATTTATCGTCTGTCATATTCATCCTTCACAACTTAAACATTCTACATCTTCAAGCTTGACTCGTTGTATCTTGACATTTACATTCTCCGCACTACGAGCAGCATCTGATCTAAAATAATATAATGATTTTAATTTATTCATAGCGTACCAATGTACATCATTGACGTACTGTAAGTATTCATCATGTACTGATTGAGACTCTGTTGCTTTAGGCATAGTGAAAAATAAATTTACACTTTGACTTTGACAAACATACTCTTGTCTCATATGTGCATGTTCTACTATATAGATTTGATTAATCTCTGTAGCAGTTTTAAATACTTCTTTTTCTTCATCAGAGAGGACCTCTATATCTTGCACCGAACCATTAGCTATAGCCATGTCCTTCCAAATCTTCTCTCTCGTGTCCATACTCAGACCTTTTTTCTTGAGAAGTTTTTCTAAATATTTATTCCTAACTTGGTAAGAACCCGATAGAGTTTTGTGCGTATATACGTTAGCACGATATGGTTCAATGCTAGGGGAAGTACCACCACATATAATACTACTACTGGCATTAGGAGCAATAGCCAAAAGATGAGCGTTACGCTTATTGCTACCATGTATATCAGGAGCTTCCCCACGTTCGTGAGCCAGTCTTTTGGTCGCTGCCACTGATTGCTTCTTGATGTGTGAGAAGGCGACATTATTGATACTAGTAGATCGTAACCCATGGAAAGGTAATCCTTTGCTTTGGAGTAGAGCATGAAAGCCCATCGCTCCAAGACCCACCGACCTTTCTCTATACGCTGAATAAGCAGCTTTAAGTAGTCCTTCTTTTTCTTCTCTAACATATTTCTTAAACCTCTCAAAATTTGCACTGTATCCACCAAGTCTACTGGTGTCTACAATAGCTTCGATAAAGTGCTCAAGAACATTATCTAACATAGTAATTAGATCATCTATAAATTGTTCGTCCTTTTTCCACTGATCGAAGTGTTCTAGATTTACACTTGATAAACAACACACTGCTGTACGTTCTTCATTTGTAGCTAAGACAATCTCAGAACATAGATTGCTTTGATTTACTTTTAGTCCTAAATCTTTCTGTTGTTTTGGTAAGTGTTCATTACAGGTGTCAATGTTAATCATGTAAGGCTCACCAGTTTCGGCTCTTGCATTTAACATCTGCCACCATAAATCTCTAGCGTTTAGAATCTTAACTGCTTCACCACTCTTAGGGTCAATCAGTCTCCACTCTTCATCATTCTTAACTGCTTCTAAATATTCGTTGGTAAGATTAATAGCATTGTGTATATTCAAACACTTTCTATTTATATCTCCACCGGATTCTTTACGCATGTTTATAAACTCTTCTACTTCAGGATGTGATATATCCATGTATGCAGCATATGAGCCACGTCTTGTTACGCCTTGATTGAAGGCAAGCATCTGAGAATCTACAACATGCATGAATGGGATTGATCCAGTAGAACGAGAATGGTTAGAAGTACCAATACCATTGCTTCTAACATCTCCCCAATATCCACCGATGCCTCCACCTGAACTTGCGAGCCATATGTTTTCATCATAGTGATCAGATAACCCACGCCTACTATCAGGTACGTAGTTGAGAAAGCAGCTAATAGGTAAGCCACGAGTCGTTCCTCCGTTAGAAAGTATAGGAGTACTAAACATAAACCATAGATTGGAACTGTACTCATAAAGTCTCTGTGCAAGATCGAAATCAGTCTCACCTTTATAAGTCGCACCAAAAACACTAGCCCTTGCAAAAGCTTCTTGAGCATGAGTTTCTTCCTCCCAAAAATATCTATCTTTTAATGTATCTAAACTAAACTTGTCTAGCTTTTTTTCTTTGTCGTAATCTATAACTATTCCTAAGTAAGGCTTCTTGCCTATCTTATCTTCAATCATTCTCTGTTTCCTCTTGATTTAAATGTAAAGCAATCAATGCGTAGTGAATGATTTTAAGTAAATCTTTTTGAGACTTTCCATCTTTCTTTCCATATCTCATTGCATACTTCATGATATTACCTACACAAAATCCCTCTCCATGTCCGGCATCTATAATCATATCAGTTGCTTGATACTTTGAATGAGCATAGTGTTGTGTATAAGTATTATCTATATACTGATGTACTGCTCTAATATTCAAATTCTCATTAAACTTATAATCCATATCGCTTCCTTAATGTATTGTGTCCTCTTCGGATATTCCTGTCAATCTTCTTTTGTATTCTATTTCAATTAAGTCTTGCATCTTTTCAATCACTTCAATATCAACTTCGTTGATTTGATGTCCGGAAAAAATAAAACTTCCTATAATCATAATCAGTTCACTTAAATCTATATCCTCTAAGTTCCAAGTTACAATTGTATCTTTAAACTCAGGCACGTTCTAACTCCTGAACTTGAACCTCTGTGATATCTTTACCAGTTGCTTTGACAACTTTCTTAATACCTTTAATAAACCATCGTAAAGTGTACGCAGAAACTCTGAGATGCCTATTAGCATAAATATGAGTTTGATCCGGCAAATATTCTTCCAAGTTATTAATTTGAACTTTATCTTTTTCATCATCAGGTACTACACTCCTTAACCAATCAAGCATTAGCTGCTTGGCGTGTCTTCTTATTAGCTTTTCTTTTTTTGAATTCATGTGTAATTTCCTCTACTTTAGGTTCTTTAACTACTTGTGTTAAATAGGAAAGCCCTTTCGCATATTTAAATACTCGAAGACCTTTACCATTGTTTGAATCTTTGTGACATTCAACTTTGTGCCTACAGAAAAAACATCCTCTAGGGAGTTTCATGTTACCGGATTGTCCGTCAGGAATGGGTTGATAGCAGAGTTCAGGTGGGGCTGACTTGCGTAAAGATTTCTTGACTGTATTTATTTTACTCTCTATGTTGGGTTTGTCAAGTTCTTCCGGTATATAAAGTGCAAGTTCTCCATTTTCTTTGTTCATTGCTAAGAATCCACCTTCGGAAGTACCATGACCTGCCTCGTATCCGGCAAGCTGAGCGAGGTATCCGAAGGTATCATCTTGAGCTAGTGTTCCGTCCTTGAACTTCTTAAAGGCATAACCTGATGCAGTCTTAACATCTACTACTTCACCATCAATAACACAATCCATGTGTCCTTCAATGCCTTTTACTTTTACATTCTTTTGTTCATGTTCTACTTTATGTCCGGCTAATCTAACTAATAATAAGACTACCTCTTCTAACATATGACCATAAAGAAACTTTATAAATGTATTAGGAGCAATAGAACTTTCTTGTTGTTCAGTCTTCATGTCGTACCATAGTTGCCTATTAGGTCTACCAATGTTTGACATACGTAATGTTCCTTCTGATCTTTCAGTCGGTGTAGACCAATGACGTAAAACTTCTTTCATGTCTTCACCAAACTTATCTATAACTTTCTCAGATAGATTAAGTGATTTACCCTCCCCAAGTACAGAAAGTTTTTTGTAGATATCATCTACTAATGTATTTAGTTTTTTCTTACTCATGTCTTATGTTTTACCCATTCACATTTTCTATTATCTGGATTAAATTTTATTATTTGCACACCTAAAAGTTTTTGTTCTTCACTCCTTGCAGTAGTTCCATTCGAGCCATTGTTTGATCTAGTTTTAATATCTGTTAATGTTATGTTTCCATCTTTAACAGCAATTAAATCAATTGGACCATCACAACCACAATTTTTAAAAACTTCATAGCCTTGATCCCATAACCATGTGACTGCATAAAACTCCGCAAAGTCTCCTCTGCGATTCTCACTTTTATTGTTAGTGTGTTTCACTCCAGTTCTCTCCGATCTTATATTCTCCATCCATTGGACAGCGAAGATTATAATACTCTCCTGCTTTAATGATACAGTTGACTGCTAACTCTCCCACAAAGTCTGCTATATCTTCGCTAACTTCCATCTGCCATTCATCATGTATGTTAGCTACAAACTTAGCATCTAGTGTATTTAATTTTATTAAAGCATCTAACATAACTAAACCACGTTTCATAACGATAGCTCCTCCACCTTGTAATAAAGTATTGAGGGCTGCATGTTGTGTCCGGATTAAAAGTTTTCTTCCGTCTAATCCTTTGAGGTAATTTTTTGCTGATGCTCTTTGAACTTTATCTCTAAGAGATTTAAATGATGGGTTACTATCAAAGAATTGTTCTCTAAGTCTTTTGCCATCTTTTTGATTTCCTCCAACCACTCTTCCAAGTTTTGCATCTCCTGCTCCGTATATGAGGGCATAGATGAAAGTCTTCGCCTGATCTCTAGATTCAAGTCCTGCAGCTTTCTGATTAAGGGTGTGTATATCTCCGTCAATGATTTCATTTATAAACTCCTCGTCTTGCATATAGTGAGCAAGCATTCTTAATTCTAAACTAGAAGCATCTATACCTACTAGTTTGTATCCTTCTTCTACTGTCCAACAAGCTCTACACTCTGGACCAAAAGGACTATGGATGTTAGGAACTTGAGCCATGTTAGGATTCCTGTGACTCATTCTTCCGGTAATCGTACCATTAGGAATAACAAACCCATGTACTCGTCCGTCTTCATCTAAAGCTGAGATCCAAGAGTCTACTTGTGCGATACGTTTTTGATACAATAAATAATCAGCAATAAGTTTTGCTTGAGGTATAGAATCAATGCGAGCTAATGTAGTTTCATCAACGATAGGCTGACCAGTTGGAGTAAACTTCTTAGGTTTCCAACCAAACTCAATTAGATATTCTCCTATTTGTTTTCTTGAACCAAGATTAAAGTCTTGTAGTTTTCTTCGCATGAAGGGAGTTGTATCATTGGTGGGTGAGCGTTCTTCAAACTCTTCCGGAGTAAGTCCTTGCTTAGATAATGTGCCATCTTTTTTTAATCTAGGTTGAACTTCTTTCAGATCAATCATCTTAGGTTTAAACACTTTATGCACTTCATCTTCTGCTTTCTGCATTAGTTGTCGTAGTTCAGCCAGTAACATGTCGGCATGTTTAGAATCAAATTTAAAACCATTTAGTTCTTGTGTTTTAATCACAGCAGCTACGGATTGTTCTAATGCAACACACTCTTTTGCAAAACCTTTACCTTCATTGCGAAGGTGTTGAAAGAGGACAGTATTTAGTTGGACATCACGAACACAATAGTCCATCATTTCTTTTGAATAGTTGAGGTAGTCTTCAAACTCTATCTTTCTAAAGCCTAAACGAAACCCCCACTTCTCTAAACTATGTCCTCCTTCACGAACCGGATTGAAGAGTCTTGACATAACCAATGTATCTACAACTGGTTTGTGAGAAAGTTTTACTTTACCAAACTTTTCAACCATAGGTATATCAAAACCTATAATGTTGTGACCAATAAGTTTATCTGCTTGTTCTAATAGAGCATAACCTTCTTCTAGTTTATCCGGTGGATACTTGTATAGAGTACCAGTATCTGCATCTTGAGCCACCAAGCAATGTATCTTAGTAGCCTTTAGATCGTCTGTCTCTATATCAAAAACTAAATCCATATTATAATTCTAGTAGTTCATCAGCATCATCTTCAAATTGATCTTTAGAAACTTCTCTAAGTCTACCGGTTTCCCTGTCATATAGCAAATGACTAGCTAATCCAACGTCACCGGTATACCTAGATTTTAAAACACGAACTCGTGTTGTATTCGATTCTTCAAGATCATCAGACTGTTGATTTCTTTCAAGAGCGATAACACAATCAGACAGTTGAGCGATACTCTGTGAACCTCTCAAGTGTGAGAGAGACACTTCAATACCATTCTCATGTCCTTTGTTTCCATCAACTCTTCTCAAGTGTGAGACTAAGATCAGTCCTGCACCTGTCTCTTCAACTATACTTCTGAGTCTTGTCATGATGTTATCAATAGCTCTGCGTTCATCACCTTCCGATAAAGCAGAGACTAACATGTGTAAGTGATCTACAACAACCCACTTACAATCACAAGCAACAATCATGAAACGAATCTTATTGAATATTTCATCAATACTATTCGTGCCAAAGTGAGCATGTATCCATACTCTATTCTTATTATCTCCATCATAAAGAATGTCAAAGAATTTATCCAACTCTTCTTGCGAAAAGTTTTCTCGTTCTTGATCTATATACAATCGAGCATTAGCTTCGATAGATAAGATACCATCAACAGTTCTTCTCCAGTCTTCTTCAAGAGCAATAACTCCTACGTTATCCGTAGTTTCTTTGATAAGCCAATGTTCTAGTTCTCTAGTCACAGAAGACTTACCAAGTCCTGTACCTCCAGTAAGTGTTACCAACTCTCCGGCACGTAACCCATATAGCTTGTCGTTAAGACCCTGCCAAGGATACGCAATGCTGTCCTTCTTCTCTCGTGAAAAGAAGTCTTGCCTTGATTCGGATACATTGATAACACCACTAGGAGTATAAACTTTTGCTGACCACCATGCCTCAACAAACTCTTTATGTTTGTTTTGACGAAGCATATCGTTAGCATCTTTGAATCCATTTGGAAGAGTCATGATCTTAGCTTTGCTAGGTTGGAATAACATTGCTACTTTTTTAGCAGCTTCCTGTCCTTGCTTGTCGCTATCAAAACAGATCACAACATTCTCAAAACTTTCTAAAAACTCTAAGCTTTCTTTTACATCTTTGACTGCACCTGATGAACCTCTCTTTATTGAGACTGCTGCCCACTTACTACCCATCAATTCGTAGCAAGCCATAGCATCACATTCACCTTCAACTAAGGTAATTGACTTACCTCCAGTCTGAAAAAGTTGCTCACCAAACAATCCTGTGCCTTCAAAACTACCTTGAACAGAGAAATTCTTATCTCGAACATAGCGTACTTTCGTAGCAGATAGCTCATGTTTGTTGAAATATGGGTACAAATGCTGAACTATCTCTCCGTTGCTCGAAAGGATAGATTTAACTCCATACTTACGAGCAGTTGCCTCTGAAATCCTTCGATCAGTCAGAGCAACATAGTCTCCTCCATTTGGATTTACTGGTGGTGTTTCTTTTTTCTGTGTCACTTCCTCTCCGGATATAGCTTGATTATAATTTAGAAAATAAGTCTCACAACTGAAACACTTTGCTGACCCATCATCATTCAAAGATACTGGATCACTTCCTCCACAAGAGGGGCAAGATAATCTGTGTTTTACAAATGTCATTTTTGTTCCTCACTTAAAGTTAATAAAAGTGTATAGCTAGGTAGTGCATGGTGGTTTAGTTCTTATTTACTTTCAGCCTTAACCTCTCTTATGTTTCCACGTACAGGATTTTACAAAAGCTCACTCCTCACCTAGCTACACGTGATAGTTTTTTAAGAAGGACTATCAACCTACTCCTACTCTAAGATTATACTCACACGCTAGGAACTGGAGAGTTTAGGCACACTAGTCGGAGTCGGTAGACTCAGATAGTTCCTCGACCACTTCAGCATCAGCTGCTTCTGTGTCTTGTCCTTCGTTATTAACTATCTCTATTATTCTTCCAGAGAAGAAGTTAATACCTGCTTGAATCTCTTCAAGGTCTAGAGTTGCATCTACTTTTTTTGAATTAAGTCGTTGCAATCTTCCAAATACTCCTTGTCCTTCTTCAGGTAAGTCTTCTACAAAAATCTGAACCCCATCAATAGTTATGAAAGGTTTGTTTTCTGTGTTATTTATTTCGTCATTCATGATTAAAACTCCAAGTCATCATCAATTGGTTGTAATTCACTTCCGTCTGAACCGGTGTACTCTACTAAGTCTACTACTTGCACTGCTTGTAGATCAAGACCTTTGAAGTCTCCATAGTTATTAGAAGTTTCCCATTCCCTATATTGAACATTTACTTTAGAGCCATTGCCTACTGCAACATCCAAGGGTTCTTTATTAGCATCAAGAAGTTTAGGAGTTTGATTAGGTGTCCCATCTTTTCTTGCTACCTTTCTTTTGATAATGAGTTCTTTCTGTCCATCATTATCTCTGATTCTAAAACCTCTGCTAGAAAAACTATCAGCAGTCTTATCATCAACTAATAAAGTAACAGAGTACTCACCATATTTATTGGGCGTTTTAACCTGTGCCCAATTTACAGGTACTGGTCCAATTATTGGCATAGTATTTCTCCTTTAGTAAAAATCTGTGAGGTTTTATGTGAGTCGTTAGACCTCAAACTAACATCAGCTTGTACTGACCTACTATCTAACTTTTTGGGTGTATAGTGAGGGCTACATGCGTTAGTAGTATAACTCATAGGAGGTTAGATTTCCCTCAAGTATTGATTGTATATGTAGCCGATAAACATTTCTAAGTTATGTTCATCTAAAAACTTTAGAATAAAATCAGAACCACTTAATCGAAGCTCGTGTCCTAGTTTCATTTCATACATATCATTCATGATATTATAGTCTGAACCTAACTTCAAGTATTGTTCTCGTGATAATTTAAATTCTGTATTGCTTATCTTTTCCATTAAGTTTGTATTATACACCATCTTAAATAAAATATCAACCTCTTTTTTTAATTACTTTAAAACCTTTTAATAGTTTTCTTTTTTTAAATATCTCCATTGTTCCATCTGCATATCTCACTTCAAGAACTCCTTTGTCTGCATGGAGAGCAGTCACTTGATCTTTTGTTTGCTGCTCCTCATACATTTTATGTACGTCATACTCAGTCATTGGTCCACCACTCCGGTTTAGCTCTACCTTTTTCCCATTTAGCGTAGTGCTTTTCGTTTATGCAATAATCTCTATATGCTTTGATTGGGTCCTCGTTCTTATATTCATCAGGCATAGCTTGTGCTACTGGTGTAGCCAGATTTATATTTATATTATCTGGTATTTTTGAAAGAGCATCACCAAGTTTAGTTATACTTGCATGTTCTCTTCCATACCTGTAAGCATACTCTTTACCAAGAGCTAGGAAATGTTTGTATAACCAAACATAATTCACGCTACTTTCTCTAGCCCATATTGTACAAGGATGATTCCAGTATGCTCGTTTGTATAAGCCTGTTGCATCTGCATAGTCATCACCATCTAATTCTCTATGAGCAGTACATAACATCTGTGCTGTTTCCAATGGCATCTTCACTAGCATCTTATCAGGCTGTGCTTGTGCTGATTTGATTGGACAATCATAGAAATAAAATATGTTCATTCGTTGACCTCCACTCCATACTCTAAGTCTTCAAAGTCTATAAGTTCTTGTAGTCTTTGTTTGACTTCTTCCCATGTAGGATGAAAGGTAAATGCTATTGGTTCAATGTGAACTGTACAGATATTCTCTGCACCTAACCATTCACTAATCCTTTCCAATCCAAAACGTCTGAACTCTCTTTCTTCTGTGTTTTCATCAGTACCTTCAAAGCCTGAGAAGTCTCCGTAGAATCCTAAAGGTTTGATGACTCTTATATTGTCATGTCCTCCATATTTAAAACTAACAGTCTTTTGTTGTTTAACTGCTTCTATTACATCTAAGGTAACTTGTGATATATCTACTGTCATTTCTCCTCCTCATCATCTAACCCAACAATAATTAATTTTTCATCCATCCATTTTTTATCTATGCCATCTTTGGCTAGTCTATCTTTAAATAATTTTTCTAGGTCTTTTGTTTTCATTTTCCTTGCCCTCTATATTTTTTGTAGGTCTGTTTAATTCTTTTTGGCATTGTTGAAGTGCCTACATTCCTTCGACCTTGCCAAGTTTTTTTACCACGTACCCCTGTTTTCGAGGTATGTTGTATGTTCTGTGTTGCTTTTCTCATGAGTATATGTTTTTCATACTAGCAACATAACTCATAGCAAAAAGATCCCATGATGCCGGTGAATACTCTTTGATCTGTGCAATCTCAAGTCCTTCCTCATACCATCTTTCTTCTAGTTCTTGTTGTCTTAAATTACTCATTAGCTTTCCTCCTTATGTTTTACAAACTCACATTCATAATTGTAAGGATGTACTTTTAAAATCTGTACACCTAACTTAGCTTGTGCTTTAGTCCTAGAATGAAAGCTCGTGTACGAACCATATCGCCTGTCAAGTTTTAAAGTCTTAACATCAATCAAAGTTTTCTTACCAGTCTTATCAACTATTACTAAGTCTGCAAAGCCTACGCTACTAGCATTTCTAAATACCTCGTAGCCTTGATCAAACAACCATGATACTGCCTTGTGTTCTGCAATATCACCTACTCTGCTTCTATTTATTTTAGCTGCCATATTATTTCCTCACTTTGTAGATTCCGGTTAACTTCTCTTTCTTAGGATGTTCGGAATCTATAACACCCTGAAAGATTTCTTGTTGTACTTTAGAAACTTCTTTTGTATCTGTCAAGTTTAATATTTTTACATCACTTAGTTTAGGTTTCCAAGTCTTCCAATAAATTTTCTCTATCTCACGTACTCGCCAAGTCCATTCAACATTCTGTCCGTTGTAGTCGTAGCCAAATATAGGTCTATTCATCTAATATTTTTATTTCACTATTATCTAAATGAATACCATAGGTTTCCCACCATTGGTCTTTCACTTGTTCAATCACATCTTCTTTATTTTTAGCTTCAATGCCATAACAATTAGTTATAACAGAAACTTGTATATCAAACTCTTTCATATTTTCCTCCTATCATTTAATAGCCTTATCCCTATCTAAATAATCTTTTACATACTGAGCATCCTGTAGATTTAATTTGTAATGCTCACGTAGTCCATCTAAATTGAATGGACACCCATGAGCTTCTTTCTCTAGTCGCCTAGCATCTATAATTATTTTATGTAGCCTACTTAATTCCATTAGCCCTCCTCAACTGATTTATATTCTCTAGTCAGAGAATGTTTAAAATAATCTAAACCTTTTGATTTATCTGTGTACATGTACATAAACAGATCATCTTTGTAGCCTAGTTTATTCCAAAAGTTTTTAAAGATGTCATGTAATACATCTTCATTCTTTACATCTTTAACATATAAATTTTCCATTAGCCCTCCTATATATATATTATATATTTATACTTATATAAATATTATTATATTTAATATATAAATATATTAATAAATATATAATTACAAAATATTGTACTACATCTTTAGTCATGTGTCAAGTGTACAAATTTAAAATCATTTTTGAAGAGTCTATTTCTTCATCAATTAGTTTATTTAATTTTAACTGTGTTAATTTTAAGTTCTCTAGCATTTCTAAATACTTAGGTTCTTGTGAAATAGCACCTCGTATCCATGCTAACTGTTTATTTAAGGTCTCTGTTAGTTCTTTTACTTCTTGATTATAATTCATGTTCTCATACTCCTAACTATTTTTCTAATCCTAATACCTTCTATTAATTCTACTACTTGCGTTAACTCTTCATCTGTTAATTCATTTAGTAGAAAACTAATATTTAATTTCATATTATCGTTCATATATACCTCACTAATTAATTGCTATTGCGTTCTCAACGTCTATCACAAAGCCTGAATCATCTTGCCTTGCTTTGCCTTTAGCTTTGAGTCCTACTATCACCCCTCGTTCATCTAAGAATCTCAAATCGTCTTTGTCACCATTGATAACTTTAACATTCTTGAATGATTTAGGTAATTCTTTTCTGAATACTGTAGCTACATTCATGCCCCTGTTTAGAGCTTCTTGCCAGTACTCAGCATATTTTTCGTTAGCTTCACTATAACTCCACGTCAAATGATAGTTTTTGATATGCTCAACCTTTCTTGTAGGTATCTTCGTATAATCATAAAACTGCACTTCTGGAAACTCTTCGAAGATTGTTTTACCATTGTCAAGCTTTATCTTTTCCCATTGTATGTCACTTGTACCATTCAACCTTACGCAAGGTTTAACAGATAGTCTTTCAGCTTTGCGAATCAATGCATGAATATCTTTGACTATTAGTCTCATGAATTCTGCTTGATCTTCAAAAAATAAATCTGTTTTCCTTGCTCTCGCTCTAAGAATATTATTTGTAATTTCGCCCTTCTTGATAATACCTGCTCGCCCTGCAGTATTAAGACATGCAACCTTGCACCTTGCTATGTCTTGATACGGACACACTTTAGTATTTCGTGGGTCGAGGTAAAGAATACCAGTTAGATATTCTCCACCTTTATCACTTTTAATAGTCTTAGAATTGTTTCCAATTCCTAGTAATTGCATAAGCCCTCCTTATTTTTTTACGTAGTTAAGTATAAATTTTTCAGCATCTTCTAACGTATTGAGATTATATTTATTATCTCTATCTGTTAGCATACGCTCCTCATATATCGCATGTTTATTATTATATTCTTTTGGAATACATTCGATAATGTGAAAAAATTCTTTATCAGTTCCCAACCAATTAGGAATAATTAAAAATCTTTTATTATTTCCAATATGATAAGTATAAATTTGATTTATCTCAAACAT